TCAACTTAAGTCTTTGCCTAGCCAAACCACACGCCCCAGTAAATTAAGCTTGTCTGCTTCAGTCTCAGACAAAGATTCTATTGATGCCTGATTCATATCAGCGTGAACATCAACGCCACCGTCAACCTTGACGACTAGCCAACGAATAACAGTTGCGCCTTTCAATTTAAGAGCGAACGCACCGTCTGATAAGACTCTGTCCGCGAAGTCGATCATGACAGTATCACCGCCATTGATTAACCCTCCTTCAACAGCGCTTTTAACAAAAAAGACTTTGAGATTGTCGGGGTTAAATCCGCGCCATGATAACCATTTTTTCCTAAACGCAAGTCGCCTACGAACCTCGCCAGCATATTCATCATCTGAGATTTGATCGATGGTGCTGTGATAACCATCAATTAGTGCGAACTCCTTACCTAGCTCTTGAGAGCTATTGGACTCAAGAGCGTATTTCTCACCCTCACCCGTCGATAACCATTCCAAAGACACACCACGATATCTGGCGAACCTGGAGACCTTATCAAAAGAAGGAACAGAGCGAGCGGGCGGTAAGTACTTTCTGAGCCCGCCTTCAGAGATCCCAACAGCAGCAGCAAAGTCTTTCAACGTAGCTGTTCCGATAATCTCTTTGAGTCTTTCTGGGAACGAATCAAAGCCCTCTTCTGGAAATGAAACGTCATCCAAATTTTTCGACATTTTTAAACCAATTGATATTTAAAGATTTAATAAAACCACACGCGAATTTAATCACAGCGCAATTAATTTACCGTCCTAAAGTGACTTGATAAGTCTTATTGGATCACTTAGAGTCTTATTGTCCGCTTTGGTAATTTACCGAAACAGACAGCTACATAGAGATTAACACGGAGCATAGACATGAAGGTAGATACTGCCGATGAAATATGCGGCGCATTAAAAGCTCAAGGATACAGCGTAGCGGCCTGGGCTAAAGAGAAAGGGTTTCACCCAAGAACAGTCCATCACTGCATCTGTACGTTCGCACCTGAGACGGGAAACAAGCCCTGCAGAAAACTATCTAGGAGCATCATGGATGAGCTTGGCAAAGCTCTCGAACAAGATGCATTAAGGACAACTAATGAATAAACAATGGTATTCCGTCCTTGATCTCGTAGGTCTGCCAGGCGTTCCGGCAACCGCTCGTGGTATGAGAATCAAAGCCGAGCGAGAAAATTGGGAAACAAGAAACAAAGGTGAAGGCAAAGGCTTCGAGTACCACATAAGTTCTTTACCCAGAACCACAATTGCAGAATTAACAAAAGATGCAGTCCTTGAGCCTCAAGGTGAGCATGCTGCTCTAGAGCTTATAAGCGAATTGAACCAAGAAGAGAGAATGCTAAAACATCGTATTCATACTCTTTCAGCTCAAGCTATGGGCGTTCTAAATACTTGCCCTGAAAAAGACAAGACACTTGCCTTTGCACGACTCACGATCGTCGAGTATCGAGAAGCCTTCCTACGCGCATTCGACAACCAAGTAACTCATGGGCACAAAATGTTTGTGCAAGCTTTTAAAGCCAAAGAGCTACCACTCGATACGAGCGTTTATGAGACCGTAAAAAGCATCAGTCGCGCTACTGTAGATCGCTGGGAAAGCAGCCTACAGGAAGGCGGTATCTTAACGCTTGTTAGAAAGCCTAATGTGCGCCGTGGCGACAGCATTATTGCTAATCAAAGCGAGCTCGAAAAGTTCTGTATCGCTTTATTGATAGAGCGACCTCACTTTAAAAATCAGCCTTACAAAATGCGCGAATATGCGAGCGTTCAATCAGAGAAGCTAGGTGCTGGATGGAAGATACCAGGAGCATCCAGCTTTCGACGCTGGATAATGCAATGGGTCACCTCAAATCAAGGAAAATACACATTTTCCACTAATCACAAAGGCTTCTACGGTAAAGAGCGCGGCCTCATTCAAGAGCATGAGCCTTGGGTAATACAACCCAATGATCTTTGGGAAATGGATTCAACACCCACTGACATAATGTTGAATGTTGACGGCAAACTCGTTCGCTTTTCCATCGTCGCGTGTATTGATGTCTTCACTCGTCGAGTAAAAATGTTACTCGCCCCAACATCTACCGCGACAGCTGTTTCGCTATGTCTACGCAAATCAATTTTAAGTTGGGGGCTACCCAATGAAGACGGGCAAATCAAAACGGATAACGGTTCTGATTATGTTGCAAAGAAAACCGTCTCAATCATTCGAGGGCTTGGTGTAAAACACGTAAAAGCAACCCCGTTTTCTGGCTGGGAAAAACCTTTCATCGAACGTTTTTTTGGCACCTTCCAAGGCGGTATTGTGGAAGTGATGCCCAACTACATCGGTCACAACGTCAAAGATAGAGAGCTTATTGAGGCCCGCCTTGAGTTTGCGGCCCGAATTGGTGAAGGCAAGAAAAAGCGCTATGAAGATGCCCTAAACATCGGCATGACACCGAATGAGTTTCAGGCGTTTATGGATGACTGGCTAGAACACTGCTATCACCAAAAACCTCATAGTGGCTTAAAAGGTTTAAGCCCCTACCAAAAATATTCACAAACGAAATATAAGCCAGTGATTGTGCCAAACCCACGCGCGCTTGACGCCATGCTCAACTTCGCAGGCGAAAAATCGATACGTCGTGGTGGTGTACAGGTCAACAAACTGGTTTATCGCGCCCCCGAATTGCAGGAAGAAAAGTACATGCGCCAGCGTGTAAATGTGTACCTCGACCCCTGTGATGTAGCCAGAGCCTACTTGTATCCACTCCATGGAGACGGCGAATGTATCGAGGCCGTCAATGCTGACTTGATAGGCCGTGAAATCAGCCCTCAAGCCTTCATCGAAGCCAGACGTAAAACAGAAAAACAATTGCGTCAGTTCAAGCGCGATATGAAGCGTTATTCCGAGGAGTTTGGCATTGATGATTTAGCCGCTGAAGCCATCGCCCAAGCGAAAGCAAAGAACAATATGGTGCCATTTCCAAAAGAAAGCATCGAACACAACAACGAATTACTCACCGCCTTAGAAAAAGCGGGCGTGAAGTCATCAACAGAACGCAGCAATGCGGAGCTCGAAGCAATTGAACACCATAGAGAGCAACGGAGAAAACAAACCGAGCGTACTGCAGCGCAAGAGGCTCGAATGCTAAAAGGAGAACGTGAAATTGCCTGGGACATGGCAGACATAATCATCAACGGTGACGAGCTAGATGAGAGGCAGCAAAAGTGGTTCAAAAACTATATGCGCACCCATCAACTCACGGCCCCACAGATACAAAAATATATTGAATCCGGCGGTAAATCTCGTCGGTTGGCTAAGTGATTTTTGCTTTGGGTAACGCCTGAAGTAAGAAGGGATGGCTCACAATCTTTCACAGAGATTGTGAGCCTGATAGACCGCTCCAACAGAGCAACCATAATCATAAGGTATCATAGACATGAGAAATAAAATTGTCGATGTAAAAAACGTCTCAGCCGCCATGGCACTGCTTGAGAACCTACTCACCCGCTCACAAATTGTTCCTGGAATGGGGTTAATTCACGGCGAAAGTGGGTTTGGTAAAACTACCGCCCTTCAATACCTTTTTAACCTCGATACCACTAACGGCGTATACGTTCGCTGCTGTGCGAGTGATACCCCAACAAGCATTCTCAACCGCATCGCCAAAGAATGTGGCCTCGTTTCTACCGGACGTGCTTACCAAACTCTTGATTCCATTATCGAGTGCGTTCGTAGAAATGAATTCAGTCTGTTTGTGGATGAAGCTGACTATGTCGTTGGAAGTAAAAAGATCATGGAGTCTTTCCGTGATATTTACGACAACACAGAGCAGCCCGTTGTCTTAGTAGGTATGGAAGAAATTGCCCGCCGTATCTCCCACAGGAAACAGCTTCATAACCGCATCAGTGAGTGGGTCGAATTTAAACCCGCAGATTTACAAGACGTAGCCACCTTCGCTTATGAACTCATGGAGATCGATGAGCACATCCAACTCGATGATGCAGTTCTCGATCACATTCGAGTCAAATCACGCGGTGTTGTGAGAACCATTCTCTCGGCCCTCAGCAAAATCGAGCGCTCTGTGAATGGTAACCCTCCCCCCGATGGCGTTGTCACCATGGATGATATTTCAAGCCTCGATTTGTTCATGACAGTGGCTCGAAACTGATGGAGGTTGCGAGATGGCTAGTAGCAACCTGCGAGAAACTGCTTGGAAATGGCTTCAAGATCATCCAAACAGCTCCGCCAGAGATATCTCAACTGCAACGGGAATAAACATCACGCATTGCAGAGACACCCTAAATACGTGGCTCAAAAAAGGTTGGGTTATTCAAAAAAATTCTAAAGGAAAAACACGTTACCCAAAACGCTTTTCTGTTGATGAGTCTGCAGAGCCCGTCTGGGGCCAACGAGGGCGAAAAGCCTCAAAAATCAGATACAGACATCAAAAAACAAAGCGTCAAAAGTTATGGAACAACATGAAGATAGGCAGGAAGTTTACGGTTTCTGATTTGGTGTCATCAATCGATGTTGAGGAAAGCACAGCAAGAAATTACCTGATCTATCTGAACAAATCCGGTTTTGTTGTTGAACGCTCAAGAAAACCAGAAAAGAAGCGCTTGAGCCCTGCTCAAGGTAAAGAGATTGAATGGCTACTCATCAGGGATACAGGCCGACTAGCACCAATTGTGCGCAGAGAAGGCTGCTGGGATCAGAACGAGCAAAAGCTTTACCCCTTTCAAGTTCCACTTAAAGAAAGGCAAAAGCAGCATTGTTCAAGCAAGGAGGATATGACCAATGACATGGCTTGACGAACTAAGAAAGCAAGTGGCTGACACTTCGCTAAACAGTGTCGCCAATGCTATGGGCGTATCCAAGGCGATGATTTCTCAAGTCCTTAACGGCAAATACCAAGGCAACATGCAGCGAGTGCAAAGCTTGGTGGAAAGCGTCTACATGGGGCACACCGTTGTGTGTCCTGTTTTGGGCGAAATCCCTAAGCATAAATGCCTCGCACATCAGAACGCGAAGCATGTAGGCAGCACGCCGAATGCGATCCGTTTATGGAAAGCCTGCCGCAGTGGTTGCCCGAATAGCCAACTTGAAGAGCGGTTAAGCACGCCTATTCGCCTAAGTATTGAGTCCAAAAACGCAAAGCAACAGTCAGACAGTCTCTATCGCCAGTCAAGCAACGAGCAAACAAAAGTACGTCAATACGACGCAGCTGCTGTTTGTGCCCGCTTAGAGCGACAGGCAAAGACCGACTCTGAGAGCATGAAGGGGAATTACCACCGCCTCTACATCGAGTTGCTTAAACGTGAGCTCATGGCCGTCGGGAATCGCTATAACCGACTGATAAAACAATGAACACCGTGAATCAACCAGAAGGTAATAAAAGGTTGAAACTCAATTCATGGAGTGAGGCATTCAAGATGAAAGATTTGAATCCGCAATATCAGGTGAAACACCTATTGAGAACCTTGCAGAAACTCAACTGCCAGGTCACTCGAACAGTACAGACCGAGAAAACGTTAGTGGTACACGTTGATGCGCCCGTGCCGGAACTTCAGCACCGAAGCGTTGAAATCACTGAAACCGTAAATGGCCTGACTCGCCGCATTCGCGCTGCGCGTCATTCTGGCTGCTGTGTCGTCTGGGAGGATTAATATGACAGTTCAAATTCCACAAGGTTACCGCGTAAACGCTCAAGGTCACATGGTGCCAGAAAGCCAAATCAAACCGATTGATCTGATCCGTGATGACCTGGTTCAAAACGTTGTCACCGCCGCCCGTCAACAGCAGCAAGCGTTGGCCGCGTTTAAGCTACTCGCGATGAATGAAGTCACCGACTTTGTTGACCTATCCGCAGAAGCCTATGACGTGAAATATGGTGGAACAAAAGGAAATGTTACGTTAATGAGTTTCGATGGCCGTTATAAGCTCGTCCGCGCCAAAGGCGAACACCGCGTGTTTGATGAGCGCATTCAGGCCGCCAAAACCCTCATTGATGCCTGCATCAACCGTTGGAGTGAAAACGTCAACGACCACATAAAAGCACTGGTCGATCATGCGTTCCGTGTTAACAAGCAAGGCCGCATCGATGTAAACCAAGTGCTCTCCTTGCGCCAACTCGATATCGACGATGACCAATGGAACGAAGCAATGGATGCCATCGCGGATTCCATTCAGGTCACAGGCACCAGCAGTTATCTGCGTTTGTATGAACGCAACAGCGATGACAGCTACCGTCAGATCCCACTCGACATAGCGAAGCTATAAGGGGGAACCATGCACCGCAGACTCAACACGACGCTGGATATCATCACCCCCAACGTGCGAGGGCCTGAAGATATCGAATTGGGAGAGCAACGCATCGCCTTCTTTGAAAAAGCGATAAGGAAGCACTCAACCAAAGACCTGGTGCTGCTGTTACGCGCAATTCAAAGCGATGCAGCTAACAGCGAAGAACTCTACCAAAGAGGCGCGGCAGACATGCTGTTATACCTGCTCGGTATGACACATAAACCGCCAGTACTTGAAGAGACTGAATAGCAAGTATCCTCAGCCCCGAATGCCCAAGCAAACGGGGCTTTTTTCACGCATTAATAACGGCAATAAACCATGTGTAAACCGCGTTTAAACACACCGTTAATTGGCTTTAAACGGGCCACTACCATCGAAGCCGAGGCATTAACCAAAGGTGCAACCGTAAAGGTATTCGATGCCCCACCCTGCTCGGTCACTTACGGCTATACCCAGAACAACAAATTGATCGCAGTCGAATACACACAACTCGGTGCGGTTTCAGAATGGTGGATTAAGGAGAAAGAACCATGCAGCAACGAACACGCCTAATTCAACTCATACACGTCGGTAAACGTGAACTGCAATTAGACAATAACACCTACCGCGCATTGCTAAAAAGGGAAACAGGCAACGACAGCTGTAAGGCAATGAGAGTAAATGAACTCAACAGAGTGCTGAGTGCGATGGAACGCCAAGGATTTAAACGGAAGAAAAGCGCCAATTCTAAGCAGACTAAGAAACGCCTCAGCCCAAAAACGCATGGCAAACCTGACGTCATTTCAAAAATTCGGGCGCTTTGGATCACCATGGCCAAGGAAGGCATTATCTGTGATGGATCTGAGACGGCGCTTGATGCCTACGTGCGTAGGATGTCCAAGCGCCAAACAGACAAAGGAGTTGATCATGTTGGTTGGTGTAACATCAATCTAGCAAATCATATCCTTGAATGCTTAAAACGATGGAGAAATCGCGTTAAAAAGGATGGGAGAGTTTAAGTAAATCAATCATTAACAAAAATTGACTCACCAATACCATTTGTAAAATTTTTCGTCATTGATATGCCGCTTATTTTCAGTATTCTAATTCAAGTTTTCATTGCCCACACAATATGAGCCCAGTACCATACAGCCAATTTTTGTATTAGGTGTTTACTATGAACATAAAAATGTTTCCTATCCCTGTTATGGACGCAATTAAACAAAATTATGAGCAATTCAGGCTTCAGACATATCAATATAGACACGAAGGCCTATTCCATGATGAAAAAAATATCTATGCCGTAGTTTCAGAAGTAGATCGCAGCCCAACAGATAGAGAGAACCTTGAGAAAGCACTTAGTCAATACAATTCATTAACAATACCCACACCAAAAATCATCTGTAAAGCCTCAAGTGAATTTCAACCTATTCCATTGAGAGATATCTATCAGAAAATCTATCTACATGGGAATTCGGTAACGCACGATGAATTTTTTAATGATCTTACAATTTTAATTCCCAAGGAATACCACCCTTTTAATGCTGACGTACAATTTTGGGATAAGCAATTCAAGCTAACGTTCAAAAAAAAACTCACCGAAGAGCAAAAACTAGAAATCACTCTTCTCTGTGAGTCTACTGGATATCAAGGGTTTAGCTACTCCTTTAAACACAACCCAAATCTATCCGAATTCCCTGGGGTTGTTGAAAAAAAAGCAAATAGTCACAATAACTTACATTTAACAGCTTCCGGTTTAATGAGAAATCAATTCTCACGACCTGTTCTTGATGCATATGAGGAAGATCAAGAATTTTGGTACCAAAACAAGCACTCGATTTTAACAGGCGATTGTCCTGACAAATCTGCTTACCTTCCGAGTAATTTCAATTCAGGAGAAAGCTCATGCTTCATTGATGCGTCAGTTTTTCGTAGGGAAAATCTAAGGGTGTATCTTTCACTTTACGAGAAAATTATAATTGCTCTGCCCCTAGCCGATAGCGAACTAGCTACCAGTTTTTATGATAGTTTTAAGATCAATAATTTTGAACTCAAAGAACTCATACAGAGGGGGAGATTATTATTTGTCGCTTATCAAAATCTACACCGCTATGACAAAGATCTTTTAAATGACATCTTATCAACCGATCCAAACTGTATTATTTTTTCTCGTAAACTGTCCGCATCAACACTAACCGGAATCCAAGCCAAATCTGGAATCCTAGGAAGAACATTCGATAGCGATGAACAATATCAATTTCTAAATCATTGTCATAGCATGCCACGAACTGAGATCTCGACACTGATAAAATGCTTGTCTGAACAATGGCAAATAGCGGAATATGCGATAAACAAAGAAGGGGCCACATCAGTTTATCATGCTGGAATGTCTCGATTTGCCGCACAGATATTTAAAGATAGAGGGAGAGATCTGTTCATAGAGTTCTGTACCGCAAGCTCAAGTCTAGAGTTTGCGCAGGGCCTAAACGCTCACCATTTCCCATACGACTCAGCCCAATATTCAGAAGTAGAAGCATGTAAATGCCTCAGTAGTTTTTACAATGGATTCACAGAAAGCAATACCACGTTAAGAGAGTCAGAACTTAGTAAGCTATTGAGTCAAGTTCTAACCATCAATAATGACATGTCCATTTTAGAACTTGATGATGTTATTTCAGGTATAAATACGAGAAGCCTGCCTAGTTTACTAAGCAATTTTTCCAACTTAAGTGATGAAGAAAGGGAATATAAACTCTACATTCTAAACAAAGAATTATCGAAGATTGAAAGGAATAAAAATAGACTACAAGCACTCGATTTTACAGGATCAATAATGCCATCTGTCGCAGGTGCAGTAATGGTATTCAACAATATACCAGAAGGAGGGTACTTACCACTTGGTTCTATATTTTTAAAATACTTACAAGTATATGGAAAGGATAGCGCGCTCTTAAAAAGTCCAATATTTGACTCTTTTTCAGCAATGAATCACCGAGTTTCGAAAGAAAGCATCATCGTAAGTAATTACAGAAGCAGAATAAAAACAATTAGATAGGAATTAATCAAAATAACATTGTGGCCTTTATCGAGCAAGTATTGAAATATCATAGCTCTCCTGTAGAGAATGATTCATTCCCACTAAACAATGGTTTCAAACGCTAAGCTCCACCTACCCCACAGCCCCATTCCCACCCCAAACGGGAAATCCACCATTGACGATCCTTTTTGATCCATCTGCAATAGAAGTATCAACGGAAAAGGTGAAATGGGGCTCTCATGAAAGCAAAGCAAACTGACCTGTTTGGGGATGGACAACTCAACCCATCCCTACTCGAACATCTCGACCATCTGCCGGATGAGCACAACGCGTGGCCAACCATCTTGCTCGAATTGCATGGCGTGCTGCAGCAGCGACTGAGTAAGCGCGGGATCGACATTCCTGAACTCGCGCTTGAGTGCGTGCTCGACATCGGTGAGTACATGGGCGGCATGCAGGTGTATTTGCCTCGGGGCGACAGATTGCGCCAACAAATTCGAGACATGCACATCTGGAATGAATTCAACGGCTCGAATACAAAAGTTCTTGCGAGGCGCTACGACGTCACAGAGAAAACCATTTACGAAGTATGCGCCCGAATGCGTAAGATGGAGATAACAAAAAGGCAACCCGACTTGTTTGGTTGATAGCTCCCCAAATATTTCAACGCACCGCCTTTTTGCCAACTTTACGCCCCACACTGTGGGGCCTTTTTTATCTGCACAAAAACAATCACCAAGGGTAATCCGCCCACCCTCGCGTGAATCCATAACCTGACAGCAACCACACAACGAGGTTTCTGTCATGAACACCCTTTCTAGCAACACCCCGTATTCCCCATCGTTTAGTCACGCGGTTCACTTCGTGCTTGAGCGCGAAGGGGGCTATGTCGATGACCCGCTGGATGCAGGCGGCGAAACCCAATTTGGTATCAGCAAACGCAGTTATCCAGACGTTGATATTGCCGCGCTGACCATTGATGACGCTATCGCCATCTATCATCGAGATTTCTGGCTGCGTGTAGGCTGCGACAAGCTGCCCGATAAAGCGGCTTTTATGCTGTTTGATGCTGCTGTTCAACACGGCAAACGCAATGCGGTGAAGCAGCTGCAGCGCGCAGTGGGTGTCATGGACGATGGCCAAGCAGGCCCGAAGACCATCGCCGCCACGGAATGCGCCCCACCCTCTGTGCTCGTCACCCGTTTCAGCCTTGAACGCGCGCGCTTTTACGCCAGGCTGGTTGGCCGCAAGCCCAAACAGCGCCGCTTTCTCAATGGCTGGTTTAACCGCATCGATGAACTGGCATTAGAAGCCATCACCCTGGCATAAGGAGCAGCACCATGGCATTAGCTACCATCGCCACCGTTGCAAGTCTTGCCACGGAATTTGGCCCCGCCGTGCTTCGCGGCATTGGCTCTCTGTTTGGCGGTAAAACAGAAGACGTCGCCAAAGACCTCGCCAACTTGGTTGACCATGTTGATAGCAGCGTTAACGGCAAACAGGCCAAGGCGCAGAAAGTCGAGCAACTGGTGGCGCAGCTGCCGCCAGATGCCCTGGTTGAGCTTGAGACAATCAAGGTCGAGCTAGAGAAGGAGAAGAACCGCCGCTTGGAATTGCAGCTCAGCGACAAACAAGCCGAGCACAGCGAAACCCAAACCACCATTCGCGCGGGGGATGCAGCAGAAGATAAGTATGTGCGTCATACCCGCCCCATAGGCGCACGGCTCTCACTCTATGCCTGTATCGCTTACATCTTTGCGTTTGATGCGCTAGCTGCCTTTGATAAAGGCGACGGCGCGAACATGGAATTTGCAGGCATCTTGATTGCCCCGTTCCTGACCTACATGGGATGGCGAACCATGGACAAACGCGGCCATACCACCGCCATTAAAAACGCGTTTAAACAGGGTTTAACCACCCTTAAAACGTCAGCGCATTAAGGGGGTTCGATGACCGACATGGCCGACCGCGCCCAAATCAGCGACGAGATATTTGAAAGCGCCCTGCTGAACGCCCATCAACACCGCCATCGGGATACGCCCGACATCGATGAGCAAGGCAATCACTGGTGTATCCGCTGTGGGGAATTAATCCCTGCTGAGCGCATTGATGCCGAGCCCAATGCAGCGCGCTGCATTGATTGCCAGCGCGACCACGAACAAAGGGGGCGTGAATGACGTTAGAGCTTATCCGTACCTGGTGGCCCATCTTGGCCACCGTGCTCAATGTGCTGTTCTTGCTGGCCTGCTTTGTATTGTTTAAAACCTTTGCCCGCAAAGAAGAACTGCAATCGATAAAAGAAGCGCACACCCAATTGGCATCGCGCCATGTGGCGCTGCAACAACACGTCGAAAAGCTGCCCGACCACGACGAGATATCGGGCCTCAAACTCAGCATTGAAAAGCTGCGTGGGGACATTCGGGAAATACGCCCCAAGCTCGAAGGGCTTGACCGCATCAGCAACCTGCTGCTTGAAAATGAACTCAAGGAAAAGAACGGATGACATTGCACACATTACTTCAACAAGACCGCCGCTTGGTGATGTTGCGCGTCCTGAATGAAATGCCAGGCTACGAGGCCAATGATTCGATCATTGATTCAGCCCTCGATGCCTATGGCCACAATGTAAGCCGCGATTTGGTGCGCACAGAATTAAGCTGGCTCGCTGAGCAGCAATTGGTGACGCTGCGCGATGTCGCTGGCACCCAAGTGGCACGCATTACCCAACGCGGCATTGATATCGCATTAGGCCAAGCCAAGCACCCCGATATAAAACGCCCACGTCCAGGGGAATAACATGACGGAGACTGCGCACACCAAAAACCGCATCAGCAAAATAGACCAATTGCCGGACGACATTAAAACCCAACTCAATATCTTGCTGCGTGAAGGCAAAATGCCGCAAACGGCAATCCGCGAACAAATTAATGCACTCATTGATGAATTTGACCTGCCCGAAGACCAAAAAATAAGCCGCAATGGGTTAAGCCGTTATTCGCAGAGTTTTCATAAAGGTATGGCGCGTTATCAGCAAGCGCAGCAGCTGACCCAACAATGGGTAAAACAATTTGGGGAAACGCCGCAAACCGACATTGCCCGCAGCCTGATTGAAATTGGTAAAAGCCAGATATTCGATATTCAGATGAAAGCGCTGGAAGAGAATGAACCGCTCGATCCTAAAACCCTTTCAGTGTTATCGCTGGCCATTAAGCGTTTGCAGGAAGCGCAAAGCGGCAGCGTGAAACTCGAAAAGGAAATTCGAAAACAAGCGATGGAAGAAGCGGCAAGCACCGCAGAGAAAACCGCCAAAACTTTGGGCCTCACCAAAGAAGGAGCCACCACCATTCGTAATCAAATATTGGGGTTATCGTCATGATGATGAACGATGAGCGTTCCCCCGTTGCTGCCGCTGTTTCGCACCTCCATTATCAGTACGATAACAATGAAGTCTTATTGCCCTACCAGAAATATTGGATAGAGGATGACTCGCCACTCAAGATTGCAGAGAAATCCCGTCGAACCGGTATCACCTGGGCCGAAGCCTGTGATGCCTCGCTGACCACCTCAAAAAGTAAAACCCATGGCGGGTGTCATCATTTTTATGTCGGCTCGAATAAAGAAATGGCGCGCGAGTTTATTGATGCGGTCGCGATGTGGGCCAAAGCGTTTGATAAAGCTGCAGGCGAAATATGCGAAGAAGTCATCGAGGAAGAAGACAAAGACATTCTCACCTACGTCATTTATTTCGCGTCCGGCTTTAAAGTCCAAGCCCTCTCATCTAACCCGTCAAACCTTCGCGGCATGCAAGGCAATGTCACTATTGATGAAGCCGCCTTTCATGAACGCTTGGCCGAAGTATTGAAAGCGGCGCTCGCATTAACCATGTGGGGCTGCAAAGTCCGCCTTATTTCCACCCATAACGGCACAGAGAATCAATTCAATGAACTGATCCAACAAAGCCGCGCGGGTAAAAAAGAGTACAGCGTGCACACCATTACCTTGAGTGATGCCTGTCGTGATGGGTTATATCAGCGTATTTGCCAAGTGAGCGGCAAAACATGGAGCCAGGAAGAGGAAGACCATTGGATTGCAGGCTTATTAAAAGCCACGGCCACCGAAGAAGATGCATTAGAAGAATATTTCTGTGTGCCTAAATCTGGCTCGGGCGTCTATATCCCGCGCAGTTACCGCGAGCGCGCTGCCGTGCTCGATAATAACGTGGTGCATTTTAAAGGCTCTGCAGCCTTTAACGCCTTGCCCGAACGTTTACGCGCATTGGACATGGCCGAATGGCTAAATAAAAACGTTAAACCCCTGCTTGATGATTTACCCACGCACCTTCGCCATACCCTTGGGGAAGACTTTGCCCGCTCGGGCGATTTAACCGTCTTTGCGCCGTGTACGGTATTGCCCAATACCCAACGGCAAATTCCGTTTTTGGTTGAGCTTTTTAATGTGCCGTTCAAACAACAAGAACAAGTGCTGTATTACATTGCTGACCGCCTGCCCCGTCGTGATGGCATCAAACTCGATGCCCGAGGCAATGGCCAATATTTGGCCGAGCAAGCGGCAGAGAAATACGGGGCGGAAGTGGAACAGGTGATGTTATCGACGGCGTATTACCGCGAGAACATGCCGAGTTTTAAAGCCTCTTTTGAAGATGACGAATTACAAATGCCAAAGAACGAAGATGTCATTAATGACTTCTCGTCTATCCAAATGATTCGCGGCGTACCAAGTATTGATGATGCCCGCACCAAATCTGCCGACGGCCATCAACGCCACGGGGATTCCGCGATTGCCATTTTTCTGGCCTACCTCGCTTCAAAAGAAGAATGCCGCCGCTATGAATTGCACCGCATTGTCGAAACGGAAAACAACCGCAACCTGCACGAAGACACCCGCCGCCAGTTCACTCACACCCGTGGCCTCAAAGGCATGCGCGGTGGCCTGCTTTAGGAGAGCGCCATGATAATCAACCCCGCCACCAATAAGCCGTTTACTCGGGAAGAGAAAGAGGAACTGCAGGCGCACCATAGCCGCGCCCACGTCACGAGCGTGCGCCGCCCGATAGCGACCCATTCTATCGCCAGTTATCTCACCCCCGCGCGCCTGGCCAATGTGCTGCGCAATGCCATCAACGGCCAAGCGGAAGATTACTTTGTGCTGGCGGAAGAAATGGAAGAGCGCGACACCCATTACCGCTCGGTGCTGTCTACGCGTAAACTCGCCGCCGCCTCATTAAGCCCAACCGTAGAAGCGGCCAGCGATGACGAACAAGACCAAGCGCTCGCCGAAGCAGTGCGCCAGTTGCTGCGCCATCCTCAGTGGGAAGATTGCGTGTTTGATTTGCTCGATGGCATCGGCAAAGGCATTGGCTTGGTCGAAATGCTGTGGGACACCACGGATACGCCTTGGCAACCTTACGAGTACAAATGGGTAGACCCGCGCTTTCTTCGTTTGGACGAGGACACCCAAAGCGAACTGCGTTTAGTCACCGATGACAGCCCAAGCGACGGCGAACCCTTGGCCCCGAATAAATACCTGGTTCACTTGCCGCGCATGAAGTCCGGCCATTGGCTTCGCGCGGGCCTCGCCCGTGTGGTGGCAGTGATGTACATGCTCAAATCCTTCACCGTCAGAGATTGGTGGGCGTTCGCCGAAGTGTTTGGCATGCCCATTCGTGTCGGGAAATACCACAGCAATGCCTCTGATGAAGACATACGCACCCTGATTAATGCCATTGCCACCATCGCCAGTGATGCAGGCGCGGCCATTCCTGAATCGATGCAAATCGAGATGGTAGAAACCGCCAAAGGCAGTGGCGGCGATACGCTGTTTGAGAACATGGCCGAGTGGGCCGACCGCCAGATTTCAAAAACCGTGCTCGGTCAAACCATGACCACGGATGACGGCTCAAGCCAAAGCCAAGCGAAAGTGCATAACGAGGTGCGCCAGGACATTATCAACTGGGATGCCCGCCAGTTGGCCAACACCTTAAACGCGCATCTGGTGAAACCCTTCATCGATATGAACTGGGGGCCGCAAAAACAGTACCCGCGCATCATCATCAAGCTCGAAGAAAGCGAAGACATCAAAGCCTGGGTAGAAGCCATTACGCCCCTCATAGATAGAGGGATGAAAGTCCAAGCCTCCGAGGTACGTGACCGCGTTGGCCTGTCTGACCCCGAAGACGACGGCGAACTATTGCATGCCGTCAACAATCAACCCATCAATATACCCGCGCTCAACCGCCAGCAGCTGGCGCTCAATCGTGCCCTGCCCGCCATCGATACCGAATCGGAAATAGATGAACTGGTGAACAGTGGCTTAAACGAGTGGGAAGCAGTGAGCGCACCCATACTGAACCCGATATTAGACGCCGCCAAACAGGCCGACAGTTTCGAGGCGTTTAACCTGGCCTTAAACGATATCGCGAGCGAACTCGATGCCAGCGCCTTTGCCGAACAGCTGGCCGCCCTGTGCTGGCAAGCCCGCGCGCTGGGAGACGTGACCGATGGATAATGACATCATCCCTGCAGAAGCCTTGGCCTACCTGAAGGCTAAAGGGCTAAAGGTCGGCTTTCATCATGCGGACGTTTGGAAGGATGAACACAACGCCGCCTTTACCGTGGCCAAGATGATGCAGCTCGACATGCTTGAAGACGTTAAAGAGGCACTGGCCATCGCACTCGAAGAAGGGCAAACCTTTAAACAGTTTGCTGAAAGCCTCAAACCCTACCTGATACAAAAAGGATGGTGGGGCGAGCAGCTGGCCCGCGACCCGCTTGATGGCGATGTCAAAGCGGTAAAGCTTGGCAGTGATGCCCGTTTAAAGACCATTTATCGCACCAACATGCGCACCGCCCGCGCCGCAGGCCAATGGGAGCGCATCGAGCGCACCAAAGCCACCCACCCTTTTTTGCTGTACGAACTGGGGCCAAGCAGAGAACACAGAAAAGACCACCAAGCCTGGGCGGGTATCATCCTCCCTGCAGACCACCCTTGGTGGCGAACCCACATGCCGCCCAATGGCTGGGGCTGCAAATGCAGGGTGCGGCAACTGAGCCAACGTGAAGCAGACAGATTGATTGCTTCAGGGCAATACAGCACCCATGCGCCAGCGCTTGAAGAAAGGGATTGGCTGAACAAACGAACGGGAGAGGTGGAGCGCGTGCCAAAAGGCATCGACCCTGGCTGGAGCTACAACCCAGGGAGCCGACAAAATGAACTTGAAAGGCAATTTCAGAAAAAGCAACAGGAGGCGCGCTAAGCGCCTCATTGTTCTTTTTGGGAGTCTTGTTGAGATGGAATGTTTAAACGGTTTTAGATAAAGTTTAAACAAGGTTTAAACACCTTCTATTGCTTCAAAGGCGGATTAGCACATTGCTCAAGCTAAATGACATAGTCCAAGTATTGCTGCTGCCTATTTCTCTGACAACTCCACCACCCCGAAAACCCTTCTGGTCGAGAGCGAAAATCAACATGACTTAAAAGTAATTGACGTTTCGCTCGAGATACTCCGACAAAGTAAGTGCATAAACTCTCCTCTGGTGCACCAAAGTAGCACTCTTTCTCAATGCCTAGTAAAACTACAGAGTCGAACTCCAAGCCTTTACTTTTATGAACAGTTATAACTCTAACCGCTTGATCGTCTTCGAATCGCTTTAATGATTCTTCGAGGTTAAGTCCACTAGACAGGAAGCCGTCTATCTTCGAGCAAGTATTGTTTAATACTTCACGAAGTCTACTTTCATTTTCATAGTCATGTGATAAGGAGACAAGTAAAGGAAATCCTATTTTACTGACAAAGCGCCGCAAGCAATCCCACCTCTTAGGGTTGTTATAAGCTATTGGGTTATCAGCAATGTTCTTTCTTTCACTAACAATAAATCGCTGCCAACCCAGAACCAATGCATCCCTCTCATCATCATCTTCCGTAAACGGAACTAGTTGTTCCATCAGACGAGTCCATGCAAAAGGTTCCTTTCTCCCAAATGAGCAGAGTAGAAAATCTACAACTAGTCGCGTAGCGGGCTCTACCGATATATCTTGTAAATCCTGTTCATTGCGGTAGGGAACTCCGCGCTCTCCCAAAGCAACCATGAGCGGCCGAGCATACAAATGCGGCTGATTTCTCACGAGAACAGCAATTTCTGATGGAGCAATATTATCTTCTTTAATCCAAGACTCTATTCTATCGGCTAAATATTCAGCTTCTTGTTGGCAATTTTGGAAAGGATGAACCTCTATGACACCCTCATCTCCAGAAATTTGATCGTCTGGCATTACTGATGAAGAGTCTAGAACTCTTATAATTTCATTTTGCATCCTTAGAAGTCGAGGTTTTGAACGAAAGTTTCGATACATGTTAAGCGGGACAGCCCCAAAGTCATTTCTAAACGCTTCAAAAATCCCATCGAGAGCGCCTGCCCAACCCATGATCTTCTGCTTAGTATCTCCGACAGCGGTCACCCGAATTCTTGTGCCCTTAAAAACAAGTTTTATAAGCTCGTATTGATGGCTCGTACAGTCTTGAAATTCATCAAAAAAAACATCTGTATAGGTCTGCCTTACAGCATTTAATGCCATAGGCGACTCTCGCAAGATATGAATAGCCAAAGGGACTAGATCTTTAAATTCCACTTGTTTATGTGGGATTCTCTCACCGATAGAGAAACCAGCTTCTAAAGAGTGGTCGCCCTTTAGAACAGGGCGGAAACGATCAACAATACGCTTGGCAAAAGCATCAAATGTATAGCTATCAAATCTAGATGACAGTTCAGCACCACACCTACGCTTTATCCTCTCTTTTAGGTTTCGACTAGCATCAACCTTAAATGAAATTGCTAGTATCCTCTTCGGATAGCGGCATGTTCCAGTTCTAAGTAAAAAATCGGCTCGTTGGGCTAACATTTCTGTTTTCCCCGCACCAGGACCAGCAGTTAAAACTAAATTTAGTTTATTTTCTGTTGCTGCTCGATTAGCGTTTGGTTCTAAAATCAGACCATCAGCAGCCTTCCATTTGTCAATGCTAATCATTCAGTTAACCCTGATAACATATTTTTGGCAGTCTCTATTAACCGGTCTAACGAAGGTGGGATATTAGCAACTATTTGCTCGTTAGATAGCTTAGAAATCGCTTCAATATGTTCTGCAGGCTTGCTGCCTATTTTGAATAGTTTGTGGTAGGTAATGAAAAGCTTCCTTTCACTCTCATCATACTCTGAAGCATCTGTTCGAGACTTACCTAACACTGCATTAATGTTAGAAATATCAGGTTCAATTAAATCATCCGTGTCTATGTTAAACGCTGTTGGGTAAGCTTTTAACATTGCAAAATCTAAGTCCATCGGGTAAGAAAAGAACACCTTTCGCTTTTCTAATTCCACTAAATAACCAGGATATAAGCGCACTTTCTCAGTTTGATCATTCCATCTTGGAATATGATCAAATGGGTTCCTTAACTGAAGCGCTGGTTTATGGATTACCAGCTGGTCATTGGTTGTTTTAATTCGCCCCCATCCTGCCTGATATCTACCAACATCTAAATCCAGCAGTGTGATATGTGGTATTTTCAATCCTTCAAGAAGTCTCCAAAAATGATTCACATGCCTACCCCCAAGAGGAGCAATAGTGATCCCGAATTCATCTACAGGTAACGACTTGGCTTCCAATAGTTTTGTTAAAACAACCTCTTCACTATCACCTTCGCCAAGAATGACAAGGCGCGAGAAATATATTTCAGGGAAAGCCTTAACTGCTTGAGTCACAAATTTGTTCGCATCACCAGCGCTTTCTTCATCAGGCAATTTAACGCTTGCAACTGTAGTTTCTCTTTCGTTATCTAGGCGTAGATAACGTATCTGTTTTGGTTCTATGCGTCTAAGCATCGAAGGCGCGTGCGTGGCAATGAGAGCCTGAGCATCACCTTCGCCGACCATGCTTTGAAGTGAACTAACTATTCTACCCAAGTAATGAGGTGACAAACTATTTTCTGGTTCTTCTATCGCAACCAAAGTAAAAACAGGAGGTCTTAATTTATCTGGGTCAAAAGAGTCTTCTCCTTTTAAAACTGCGCGTCCAATTGCTTGTGATGCAAGGACAAGCGATAAATATAACATCGATTTTTGACCGTCACTCAATCGTGAAAAGTCAACATTAGCCTCATCATGTCCTGGCGCAAATGTAATAGAGAGGTGTCTAAGTAGTGATTCAATTTCATTAGCCACAAAAGTAATTTTAGGCTGAGTGAAAAATTGCCCTTTGTGTAGGCTCGACCATGACTTTTTAATACTAGTGCTCAAAGCGTCTACAGATGCATTGCCTGATAAGCCTTCACTTATCTGCTCAGTACGCTCTCTAACCAGTTCTCGCTCTGATTCCCAACTGATAGCTCTTAACATACGTCCCAATAACGCATTAGCTCCGTATGCAATGTGCTCTGCTGGATCTCGCCTCGCTGGAAGGTAATGAATTTGAATTTGGCTACGTTCCGTTCGTGGAACTTTTGATGTGCTCAAGGGTGTAGAGTCATCACCAATCTCAAGCACATAAACCAAAGTTTCTTCGATATCTCCTTCAATCCCAATTGATGCTTCTAACCTAAATCGAACTCTTGGAATATCTTCTCCATCAGCCAGTCTCATATGTCCGAAGTGCGGAGCTATCGCGTGATGTTCACCGTCGTCGTGCAATTCTGGGAAAGTAAAATCTACTTCAATCCAAAGAGTTCGTTCATCAGGTTGTTCCGATTCATTGAATGGGACGTGAAAATCTGACTTTTTAATTCTTCTTTGTGATGGATCAAATGCAAACAAACGACATAACGCTTGTAGTGCTGCAGTTTTACCGGAACCATTAGGACCAATCAAAAATGTTAGGTCTTCAAACGAAATTTCTACAGGTTTCGACCCATAACTTTGAAAATTAAACAGACGCAGCTTTTCAAGCTTCATAAAACCTCTTAAGTCAGGTTAAATCATCACACTAATCAACTGAAATGCATGGCATTTACCTTCACATTTCAACAATTTTAATCTAGCAGTAACAATGAGCATTTGTATGCATTTACATTCATTTGAATTTATCACAACCCAATTTGAATGACATATTATTTAAGTGGTTTTTAATCTTGGCTTAGTGAATTTCCAAAGATGAATTCCAAACAACCACCCCCGTAAATCTCACCCAATTCCCAACCCACTTATTCTGGCCTCTACCGTTTACCCAAAACGCAGGCCAACGCAATGCCAGACACCACCCACACGCGCCACCTAGCGCTCTGTTTCCAACTCCCTTCACAACAAAGTGATGCGAATGAACGTTGGTTAGAGCTTATCCCTACTGGCACCTTTTCAGGCATCGATGGCCGCAGTTGGTCAAATGCTTACCCTGATTCTGTCATCCTCAACTCTGCCGCCTCTGCCCCCTGGGACATTGAACACGCCACTCACATCAAAGGCCCACAGGGTGAAGAAGCCCCCGCGTATGGCTGGGTAGAAGAATACGATGTGCGTGACGGTGCCATTTGGGGCCGTGTGGCCTTTAACCGTGAAGGCATGGACATCATTGCCGAGCGCAAATACCGCTATTACTCCCCAGCTTTTTTGCACGATGCCCAAGGCAACGTCACCGCGATTGAATCCGTGGGCTTTACCAACAAACCCAACTTGACCGAACTCCCTGCCCTTAATCGACAACAACAGGAGCAACACCCCATGACACTCTCTGCCACGCTCGCTGCAGCACTGTCGCTCAATCCTGCCACGGCCACCGACGCCGATGCAGTCACCGCGATTGATGCACTTAAATCTGACGCGCAGCTGGCGCTTAACCGCGCCGAACAACCCGACCTGAAAAAGTTTGTGCCCGTCGAAACCCATCAACTGGCCTTAAACCGCGCAGAAGCGGCAGAAGGCGAATTGAAAGCCCAGCAAGACGCGGAAACCGAAGCGCTGATTGATGACGCCATTGCGGAAGGCAAGATTGCGCCAGCTAACAAAGCCGCGTTCCTGTCGATGTGTCGCAGTGACCGCGAAGGCTTCGACCGCTTTTTAGCTTCCGCCCCCAAGGTGGCGAGCGATGAAAGCCGCCACACCCAAGCGCCGAAAGGCAATGCCAAGCTCGATGAACATGAGCTTGCCATGTGCCGCAAGTTACACCTCACCCAAGACCAGTTCTTGGCCGCCAAAAACGCCCAGCAGGAGCAGTAATCAATGCCTCAGTCACAATCCGAAATTCTTCAAAACCTGTTCACAGGCATGAGCGCGTCATACACCCAAGGGCTCGACAGCGCGAGCCCTCAATGGCAAGAAATCGCCACCGAAGTGCCAAGCTCGACCTCTGCCAACAACTATGGCTGGCTCGCCGACATTCCTGGTATTCAAGAATGGGTGGGTGAGCGTCAGCTGGCCGACATTGGCAAACACGGTTACGCCATCGAAAACAAAACCTGGGAGACCTCCATCAAGGTCAAACGCGAAGACGTGGACGACGACCAAATTGGCATGTATTCCGTGCTCGCCAAGAACTTTGGTTTTCAGGTGGCGCTGTTTCCTGACGAACTGTCCTATGGGCTGTTAAAGGCGGGCTTTGAAACACAGTGCTTTGATGGTCAGTACTTCTTTGACACTGACCACCCCATGGGCGACGACACCTATTCCAACATCATTGGCGTGCCGACCTCGACGGGCGAACCATGGTTCTTGATTGATGACACCCAAGTGCTCAAACCCATCATCTACCAACACCGCCGCCCGTTCGTGTTCAAGAACATGAACCCCAATGAAGAGTTCACCTGGTTCAATAACGCGCTCGCTGCAGGCACCGATGGCCGTTCAAACGTGGGCTTTGGCTTCTGGCAAACCGCCGTGGGCTCGAAAGCAGCGTTGACCGAATCAAACTACGAAAAGGCCATTGAAGCGCTGTCCGGCACCAAGAAAAACAACGGCACCCCGCTTGGTATTCGCCCTACCAAACTGGTGGTCGGCCCGCGTAACCGCGCGGCGGCGAAAAAGATCATCAATGTCGCCATCAAAGACGGAGGCGGCAGCAACCCCTATTTCGAAGACGTGCAAGTCGTTGTGAGCCCGTACCTCGGCTAACCCCCTAAATCCATTTGCATTGGCCGTGAGGCGGCCTTTGCCCCTTTGTACTTTGAGGATGAAACAGTGACCGATGTTCCTAAGCCAACCGCGTCAACCAAAACGCCACGTACTGGCAGCAATAAAAAAGCCACTGACACCCCAGACACCGACACTGCGCAAACTGCTGGCACTGCCGCTGCGCCACCGCAACCGGATAGCGAGCCAAGCGGGCTAAACACCCATGAGGCCATCATGGCGAGCCTTGAAGGCACGTCCTTTGTTGCCGTGTTCGTCAAAGCCGTCTCTGTCGATGGGTTCTGGCGTTGTGGCCGCTTTTGGCCCCACGAAGGCGTGCAAGTGTATGCGGTTGACGACCCAACCACCGCCCACGCGCAATACGATGCCGATGTCTTTGTTGATATGGCAGCGCTTGAGCGCATTGAGCTTGAGCCCTTACTTGTGATTTCACGCCTGCAGACAGACGAAAAGGAAGACTAAGCCATGACCGCCACCGTCTATGCCACCGCGCAAGATTTGCTTGAACGCGATCCCTCGTTTGTGTGGACGGTGGCCGCCCAAAAAGACAACCCCGACGCCCTCGATGAGGTGGCCATGGCTGCCGCCTTGCGCGATGCCACCGAAGAGATAAACAGCTTTCTGTCACGCTTTACGCTGCCGCTTGCAACCACACCCAACACGCTCAACCGCTTGGCGATATCCCTTGCCTTTTACTGGCTGGCCGACCGCGACAGCAGCGTGACTGACCTAGTCCAAAAGCGCTATGACGATGCCATCAGCACCTTAAAAGACATCCAAGCAGGTCGCCGCGATCTTGGTTTGCCCAAAGCCGACAAGCCCGCTGAAACCCAAAGCGGTAAGGCGGAGGTGATCGCCGCCTCTCGCCTTGCCATGCGCAAAGACTTGGGCGGGGTGCTGTAATGGCCATCGCCGTTAACATCACAGGCGATGCCGCGCTGCAAAGGCTGCAGCAACACATCGCAAGACTCAGCGATGTAGGCAACCGCCGCCAGCTGCTGGCGCTCATCGGCGCAGAAGCCGAAACCCAAACCCATCGCCGTATTCGCGATGAGAAAACCGCGCCAGATGGCACGCCCTGGGAAAGCTGGTCAGACGGCTATGCCAAGACCCGTCACGGTAACCACGCGTTACTGATGGGAAACGGCGAACTCGATGACTCTCTCCAATTTCAGGTGCGTGGCAATAAAGTGCATGTGGGCTCGCCTCTGGTGTATGCCGCCGTGCATCAAGACGGCTTTGAGGGGGCGGTCAACATCGCCGCCCACCATCGCCGCATCACCCAAGCCTTTGGCAAAGTGCTTCGCCACCCTGTTTGGCAATCGGTCGGCACGCATGTGCGCCACATGAAGGTGCCTCAGCGTGAATACCTCGGCCTATCCAACGAGAACCGCCAAGACCTGTATGCCCTCATTGGTGACTTTTACGGAGACCTTCTGACATGAGCACGCGCCCGCAACTCGACATCACAGGCACCTCGCTGGCCATCACCGCCGCCGTGGTGCAGGCCCTTGCCACGTTCAAAGGCGACGCCCCTGATGAGGTCGGCAGCATTAACCGGCACAAAGGCCGCTTCGCCACCCCCGATGCAGTGAAACATGAGGTCACTCACTACGGAGCACTCCGCGTGGCAGCGCTCAACGTCAGCCAGGTGCGTCGCGAAGCAGGCAGCCTGGTCGGTATGGTCTCCTTGGTGGCCTTTGTCATGACCACTGACCACTACGGCCATCACCGCGACGAGCGCGCAGAAGTCATCAGCAGCAAACTCGCCGTGTTTATCTCTGGCCAAGATTGGTCACAGGCCCTTGGCCGCACCGCTTACAAACAGCCTGAACGCGTCAGCGCGCAGAATCTTTGTACCGAGGCGCTAGACAACATCGGCGTCGCGATTTGGTCTGTCAGTTGGCAGCAAGAGTGCCGCCTTAATGTGCCCATTGACCTGACCACCCTTGATGATTTTTTGACGATGCAACTCGATACACCCGCGCAGGATAACCCCGCGTTGAGCGCTACCTTCACGATGCGCCAAGACACCACACCCAGCCCCGAGGACACCCAATGAACACCGTGACTCTCTACCCCACCCATAAAAAGGTGAAAGTACGTAAACCCGATGGCGGCCACCTTAATGAACACGGCGAGCCTGTCGTCATGACCGCATTCTGGCACCGCCGTGTGCGCGATGGCTCTGTCACCCAAGACGCGCCACAAGACAGCATCGACATGGCCAAAGACAGCGCGAAACCAAAAGGATCTAAATAATGTCCATCCCGAACGATATGCGTGTACCCCTGTTTTACATGGCCTTTGATAACGCCAATGCCAATCAGGGGGTCGCGGTACAGCAACACAAAATACTGGTGATGGGTCACCAACGTGGCGGCACAGCGACCGACTTGGAACAATACCGCATCACCAGTGACGACCAAGCCCGCGCCCTGTTTGGTGACGATGCCATGCTCACGGCCATGCTGCAGACGCTGCGCAAAGGCAATAACTACACCGAGACCTGGGCCATGCCCGTGGCCGAGCCCGCAGCAGGCACGGCGGCTTCATCAGGACAAGCCATCACGGTGACAGGCTCTGCCAGCCAAGCGGGCACACTGTCATTGATGATTGCAGGCCAGCGCGTGCAAGTGGGCGTGAGCACCAATGACACTGCAGGTGCCATCGCTGCCGCCATCGTTAGTGCCGTCAATCAACAGACCGCATTGCCTGTTACGGCCCAAATTCCAGCGAGCGAAAACACCCGCGTCAAACTGACCGCCAAATGGAAAGGGATCACGGGCAACGACATCGATGTGCGCTGTAACTATTACGACACCGAGCAGCTGCCGCCAGGCGTATCGCTGACCCTTTCGCCCTTATCCGGCGGCGCAGGGTATGTTGATGCCAGTGATGTGATTGGCGCATTGGGCGATGAGTGGTTTAACCATATCGTGTGCCCGTTTAACGATCAGGCATTCCTTGATGGCCTTCGCACCGAACTCGATGCCCGCTGGGGTGCGCTTCGCATGATGGAAGCCGTTTGCTATACCTCCATTTGCGGCAACCATGCCGAAACAGGCACTTGGGGCAATACGCGCAACGACCATTTGATCACCTGCATGAGCACCAACACCGCCCCTAACCCGCCGTGGGAATTTGCGGCGGCGTACGCGGCGCAAGCGGCCTATCACCTTGCTATCGATCCCGCGCGGCCCCTGCAAACCCTGCCCTTGGTCGGATTGCTGCCGCCGTCGAAGCGTGAGCGCTGGGATTTGGTAGAGCGCAACCTGCTGCTGCATGACGGTGTCGCGACCTATTACGTCGATGCTGGTAACCGCTGCGTGATTGAGCGTGAAATCAGCACGTACCAGGTCAACACCTTTGGCAGTCCTGATCCGAGTTACCTCGACATCACCACCCCGATGACGCTCGGTTACTTCCGTTTTGTCCATAAAGCCCACTTCACCCAAAAATTCCCGCGCCACAAATTGGCGGGCGATGACGTGCTCGACAGCCTAGAGCCTGGGCAACCTGTCGTGACGCCAAAAATACTGCGCGCCGAAATGCTCGATGTGTTTTTGCAGTTGCAAGAGAAAGGCTTGGTGGAAGGCTTTGAACAATACAACGCCGAGCTAGACGTCACCCGCGACAACGCAGACGCCAACCGCATCAATGTGCTGTGTTCACCGGATTTGATTAACGGCCTTCGCATCATGGCCATGAACGTGCAATTCAAGCTGTAAGGAGAAACACCGATGTCTATTCTCGGATACGCCAAAATTCGCGCCAATGGCGATGAGCTCAAAACCAAAGGCGGCGCGCGCCTGAACCCTGGCGGCTTTAACCGCACCTCTCACGGCGGTGGTGGTCGCGTCTGGGGCAACAGCAAACGCTTTGTCGCCCCCTCGCTTGACTTCAAGTTGGTGGTAGACAGTGACACCGACGTGCAAGCGCTCAACGACATGGAGAACGTCACCATCGTCTTTGAGGCTGACAACGGCCTCACTTACATGATGACAGGCAGCGCCTTGGAAAACCCCGCCGAGCTCGATGAAGACAACGGCGAGACGGGCGGCAAATTCATTGGCAAACAATGCAAGCGCATTTAAGCGAGGCACCCCATGGCAAAGATTGAATTTAGCCTTGAGCATGGCCTTCTCTTTGGCAAAAGTCAGGACGCAGAGCCGCACTATGACGTGGTACTGCGTGAGCTCACCACCCGCGATGTGATTGAAGCGCGCACCAAAGCCGAACAAGTGGTGTTTGTGCCTGACCCGCAAACAGGCACAGAGAGAGGCATCACCGTGGTCTCTGAAGTCAAGATGGGCATTGAGCTTTTATGCCGCCAAGTGGCCTCGATTGGCGACATTCAAGGCCCATTGTCAGAGCGCCAATTGTATGGGCTGCATGTGGATGATTTTGCCCTGCTCAACGAACAAGCCGAACGCCTCGATGCTGCCGTGGGGGTGGCGGAAAAGCGGGGGCGATTGGAGCAGCCAGGCGAGCGGACTTGAACAGGTCGCGTTTGCACTGGCAAGCCGACATTTCACCTCTATCGAGCACTTTCTCGATAAACCCGTTACCTGGCTGTTTGACCACTTACTCGCATTAAAGGCAAAACACCATGAGCACACTAAACAGTGAAATCGTCATTAACCTGTCGGGGAACCTCAGCCAAAAAGCCCGCACTTATTCCAACGACATGAAGAAATTTGCGGCGAGTCAATCACACATGGCCAAAGGGTTTCGCCACGTCGTGAAAGGCGTCAACAAAGGTTTAGACGCCATGGAAAACCGCTACACCGCTTTGGTGGCCACGGTAGCAGGTGGCGCGGTCGCCAACAGATTGGTCACCCTTGACCGCCGTCTGTCGCGTTTATCCGTAGCGGCAGACCTCACCAAAGAACAAACCCGCGCCTTGTACGAAGAGATTGAGAACATTTCACGCTCTGAGGGTATCCGTATCGATCCCACCCAAACCCTCGAAGGGCTAGAGGTGGTGATGGAAAAGCTCGGTGATATCGACTTTGCCCGCCAGAACATGGGCAACATCGCGCTGTTTTCTCAAGCCACGGGCGCAACAGGTGGCCACATTGGTGCCGTGCTCACTCAACTCAAAAAGCTCTCAGTAGAAACCCAACAGGAAGTCATGACCGCCATGGACACCTTGAACGTGCAGGGTAAAAGCGGCGCGTTCACCATGGCCTCGTTCGCCGCCCAAGGTGAGCGGCTGCTGTCCACCTATGCCGCAACAGGTCGCCAAGGTGTTGAGGCTGTGCTTGAACTGGGTGCCGCCATGCAGGTCATTCGAAGCGGTGCAGGCTCTGACGACCAGGCCGTGACCGCGTATGAAGCGTTTATCCGAGAAGTGACCACCCCCGACAAAGTAAAAAAGCTCAAAGAATTGGCAGGCATCAATGTGTTCGATCCTGACAAGCTCAAGCAAGGCGCGGAAGTCATGCGCCCGTTACCCGATCTGATGAAAGACATCATCACTCAAGCAGGCACAAGCCAGACCTACACCATGAGCCAAGCCCTCAACACCATCAAATTTGGCGAAGAAGCCATGCGCGCCTTAAAGCCCTTGATGGGGGAGTTTTCCGCGAACGGCAGCATCAACGCCTTTGACCAATTTCTGTCGGTGACCGCCGACGGTTCAACCACCCTGCAGGATGCTGCCAAGGTGGCCAAGGACTACCAAGCCAGCGTCGATAATTTGATGACCGCCGTCCACCGACTCACACAACGAGAGCTGGCAGGCCCGTTTCAAGACCTCGCCGATGCGGTCAACAGCTTGGACGCCGACACCCTTGACCGCTGGCTGCAGCTGGGCAAAAACATCGGCGTGACCGTGGCCGGACTCATCGCCGCCCGCAAAGCGCTGGGTGTCGCCAAAGATTTAAAAGCCGTGTTTGGCAAAAAAGGCGGCGTCGGGAATGGCGCAAACACCCTCTCTGGCGGTGTCACTCCCGTGTATGTGGTGAACATGCCCGCCGCCAATGCCCTACCTGGTAGCGCGAGCGGTGGAATAGGGAAACACGGCAAAAGCGCAGGCAAAATGCGCTGGCTCAACGCGGCGGCGCAAAGCACGGGCATTGGCTACGGCCTGATGAACTTAGCCCCTGACTTTTCCCCCATCGACATTCGCCGACAATCTGACATCGATACCACAGGCATGCCGTCTTCATTCGTGCCAGGCGCTGGCTTACTGGATGTGTTTGACGAAATATCAGGCTGGTTCAGTGGACAAGGGGTCACTTCCCAAGCGCCGGAGCCTGGAGAAATCCGAGGCAAGATCGCCATTGAAATGCACGAGAACCGCACCCGCATTAAAAGCGCGGACGTGCGTTACAACGGCATTCCGCTCACGGTCGATCACGGCTTATCAATGGCCGATTAAGGGGGCAAGATGCAAGCACAATGGCAAGACCGACGTGACGCCGCCTTTCGTGGCGTCCCTTTTCTGCTGAACACAGTGCGCGGCAAAACAGGCCGCCGCACCGTGCCCCATGAATACCCCAAGAGCAACCTAGGCTGGCCAGAAGACAACGGCGGCGCGCTCAATGTCGAAACCATCAAAGCCATGCTGGTCGGCCCCACCGCACAAGCTCAATGCCAGCAATTATTAGATGCTTTAAACGTGGCGGGGCCAGGTGAACTGGTGCATCCCTATTGGGGCATTCGCCAGGTACAAATTGGTGACGTTAATTACGATTTCGACAACAACGAGCGCGATATCTGCCGCCTGTCGTTTCAGATTTTCGCCGTCAGTGATCGGCTTTTCCCTGCAGACCAACGCGACACGCAGCAAGCCGTCACCGAGCAAGCAAGCGCCGCCAATGACGCGCAATGTGAGCGCTTTGCCCAAGTGACCGAAGCGCTGACGCCCGAGCAAGCGACATCGATGGCCGACCATCTTAATGGATTGCTCGACAGCCTCGATAACACGGTGAACAACTTGCCAGGTCTGCCGGAGCAAACAGGCGAATGGGTCAACAGGCTGGGCCGCGTCAAATCCTCGGTCACGCGCGGCTTAACCTACCCAGGACAACAAGCCAGGGACATCACGGATCTTCTTTTTCGTGTGAAAGACCTGGTCACAGAATTGCCCTTGTCACTCAGCATTTACGATCAACTGGCGCAGCGCTGGCAAGGAGAACGCGAAGCGCTGAACCCTACCCGCTCTGCGACAACCCCCGAACAGGCCCAACAGCTAACTGCCCTCGATTTGATGCTCACCGCCGTGGTGACGGGCAAAGCCAATGCCATTGCCAACGGTGAACTGACCGACAGCCAACAAGCCGAGCAAGCGGCCACCTCGATGACAACGTCACTGGCGACCCAAGCCGCCCGCGCCGTGGAAGATGGCAACCGCGACGGCTGGCGAACACTGAGGGCTTTACGCATTTCCGTGGTCGAGGACATCAAAACCCGCGCACGCCAATTGCCGAGAATGCGCACCGTCTCGATTGAGCGGCCCATTCCCTCGGCTTTGCTCGCCTATCAGATCACAGGCGACGCACAGCAACGCGATGACATCGTTAAACGCAATCGCCTGTCTCGCCCCGCGTTTGTGACGGGCAATGTAGATGTGTTGGAGAACAGCAATGGATAAGGTGTCATTGAAAATCGGGGGCCGCGTCTGGCAAGGCTGGAAGCAAGTCAGCACGACCCGCGCCTTATCGGCGGTGACGGGTGAGCATCAATTCAGCATCACCCGCAGTTGGCAAGATGCCGAGGCGCTGCCCCTTCGTGAAGGCATGGCCGTGGAGGTGTTCATCGGTGAGGACAAAGTTGCCACGGGCTACATCGCCGAACGCGTACCAAGCTATGACGCCAACACGCTCAGCTACCACATCACCGCACGGTGCAAAACCAAAGATCTGGTCGAGTCGTCATTGGTTCACCCATCGGGGGAATGGAAACACGTCACGCTGGTCACCCTCGCTGCTGAAATCTGCCGCCCTTATGGTATTGCGGTGGAGGTGCAAACCGACATTGGCGGCCCGTTCACCACTGTTCGACTTGAGCAAGGCGAATCACCCTTTGAACTGCTAGAGCGCTTGGCCCGTCAACGTGGTGTATTACTTACCAGCAACGCGAACGGCAACTTGGTGATCGCCCGCGCCAGTGACATACAGCTGCACACCGCCTTGGTGCTCGGGAAAAACATCTTGGCTGCAAGGGGCCGCTTTAGCGAATCAGAGCGTTTCAGTCAGTACATCATCAAAGGCGTCGGCAATGGTGCCGCCTTTGATGCACAAAGCCCCGCCCGTGTCGGCGGCCAATCTGTATCAGTCAATGACAACGACATCACACGCTATCGCCCGAAAATCATTCTCTCGGAAGAGGTCTTCACTGCTGACGGGGCCAGTCGTCGAGGCCAATGGCAAAAGCAACGCGCCCTGGCACACGCCACCACCACAGAAATCACGGTACAAGGCTGGCGCATGCCCAATGGGATGCTGTGGCCACTGAACCGCCGTATCAAGGTGCTCGACCCCATACAAGGGATCGATGACGTATTGCTCATCGCCTCGTTGACCCGACTTGAAGATGACCAAGGCCGCACCACGGTGCTTGGTTTAGTGCCCCCCAACGCAATGGACATTCCCATCGAAACCGCCAAAGACACCCAGCAGGTGGCCGCATGGTAACCGCGTTCAACCGCCTTTTAATGCCCGTTAAACGCCGATTACAGTTAATGGTTGATCGCGCCGTGCTGCGTATCGTGAGCGACAGCACCCAACGCCAACAGCTTCAAATCCAAACCTTGGCGGGCGAGACCGACAGTGACATTGAACGCTGGCAAAACTATGGCCACACCAGTGTGCCGCCAACAGGCTCGGAAGCCATCACTCTGGCCCTGAACGGTAACCGTTCGAACCTCATTGTTATCTGCGCCGAAGACAAAGGCGTAAGACTCAAAGACCTTCAACCAGGGGATAGCGCGCTGTATCACGCAGAGGGTCACTTTTTGAAACTGACCCGAGATAAAACGGGCGAGCTTAGCGCAGATACCCTGAACATTTCAGTGAAACAGGTAAATATCACCGCCACTGAATCGGTTGTTATAACGACCCCTACAGCACGCTTTTCTAACAACGTTGAAATCGGAGGTAATTGCCATGTAACAGGTCACGTCATCGGTGAGCAAGGCGGCACCTTTAAAGGCGTCAAAGCGGAGAGCCACAAACACAAAGAAAACGGTAAAGACAACCTAACGGACGACCCACAATGATTGGTACTTATTGGCACCAGAACGGCGCAGACCACAGCATCGAAGACGGCAAACTGGCAGAAGACGATGGCCTCAACTCGCTGGTCTTCATGATGTTGATGACGGATGCACGCGCCAAAGACAGCGACGCTTTACCTGCTGGCACAACCGATCGCCGTGGCTGGCCTGGTGACAGCTTTGCCGCATCACCCTGGGGCTCTCGCCTTTGGCTGCTTGCCCGTGAAAAGCTCACCACCACCACACTGCAGCGCGCAGAAGATTACGCCAGCGAAGCCCTGGTGCCGCTGCTTAAAGGGATGGCCAAGCGCTACCGCGTCACGGCATCACGCCAGGGCCGCGAGCGCTTGCGCCTATATATCACCATCACCAAACCCGATGACACGGTGATGCGTTATGGCATCAGCCTTCGCTGGGCGGCGCACACGTTACGCGGTGAGGTCTCACATGCCCTATAACCCGCCAACGCTTGCCGAGTCTATTCAACAAATCGAAGGCGATATCTCGCTTGAGCTTGGCCTTAATGCCCATTTACCCGTGGTCTGTTCAGAGCGCGCCATCGCGTTTTCCGTGGGCGCGGCCAAGCGTGATTTGCATGACCAACTGCAGTGGCTGGCCAAACAGATTGTGCCGACCGCTGAAAGCGACGACAGCACCATTGAAACCCGCGCCGCCTATGAGGGCGTACCGCGTAAGCTGCCACAAAAGACCAAAGGACATGCCACTTTTACGGTGTCTGATAATGCGCAATTGCCACTTGATTCAGTGCTCACCGCCGCGAACGGTTCACGCTATCTCGTGACCTTCGCCACCTTGCCCGACAACGGGATCATCGTCGCTGCGATTGAAGCCGAGCAAGCAGGGAAAGTGCGAAACCTTAATGCAGACGACGTGCTGACGCTCGTTAGCCCTGTGCCAGGTATTCACAACCAAGCCACCGTGCGCACCCTCGAAGGAGGCGCAGACATTGAGCCCATTGCTGAACTGTTGCGCCGTTTATGGTTTCGCAAACAATACCCGCCCATGGGCGGTGCGCTGCATGATTACAGAGCTTGGGCAACGGAAGTGCCAAGCGTAACCCGCGCTTGGGCGTACGATGCTTGGCAAGGCGGCAGCACCGTGGGCCTGACCTTTGTCTGTGATGGCAATGATGACCTGTTGCCGTCTGCTGCAAAAATCCAAGAAGTAAAAGACTACATCTATCGTCATAGCGACCCTGCAACGGGCGTGGAGGTGGGCCGCCCTGCTGGTATCGAAACCGTGTTGTTTACGCTGCGTATAAAGCCCGTTAAATTGGCCATCACACTCACCCCCGACACTGCAGAGACTCGTGCCGCTGTCGTGGCACAACTTACCGAGTTAGAGCGCCAATTCGCAAGCCCTGGAAGCCGAATTTTACTGTCTCAAGTGCGCACGGCCATTGGCACCGCATCGGGCGTGATGGATTACGCCACCCCACTTGCCAGCGACATCATCAGCCAAAACGATGAGCTCATCACCTTCGAGGCGCCGCAATGGATAGAGTGACCGCCGCCCAATCGACAGAGGCTTGGCTTGATGTCCTGCAGCAACTGATGCCACAGGGCCTTGCTTGGCCCCGTGATGATGAGGCGAATCAAACCAAACTGCTCCGCGCACTGGCCAAACAACTGGCCGACATTGATGCCCAGGCAGATGCGCTCCAACAAGAAATGACACCCGCCAATGCGCGTGAACTGCTCGAAGAATATGAACAGTATTTGGGTTTACCCGAGTGCGGCGCACCACAACAACAAACGACAGAGCGCCAAGCCGCTGCCGTTGAAAAAGACCAACGAAAAGGCCGTTTGCAAGCGTGGAACATCGAACAACGCGGTGCAGATTTAGGCTTTCACATTACGGTCGAAGAACACTTCCCGCATCACTGCCTTCGAGGCTGCACCTATCCCCTTTATGAAGAAAAGTACCGTCACCTTTTGCGTATCCGTGTGCATGGCACAAACGAAGGCGATGCAAACACCCTTGAATGCACCCTCAAGCAATTCAAGCTCGGCGGGAAATATTACGAATTTGTCTATGAAGGTACTCAATAATGCATTTGCTCAACAACGGCTCTCAGGTCGAACAGATACCCGATACCAAAACGCGTGAAGGGATTGGCGGCTACTTCAGTGAAAGCAATGAGAACAATGCCCCAAGCTATCCAGGTGCCGACTGGTTTAATGCTGTCATTCGCGAGTTTCAGACCGCGCTAACGCGTTACGGCGTCCCCTTTGACCCCGACAATTTTGACCACCTTTCTCGTTTGATTCAGTTCACCGCGTTGCCCGTGGGAACGCCCCAACCTTGGATGTCAGACACCGCTCCCGAAGGCTGGGCCATCATGAAAGGCCAAGCCTTTGATACAGACCTATTCCCCATTACAGCCACCCTCTTTCCTGATGGCATCATTCCCGACATGCGTGGTCGTGGTCTTATTGGTAAAGAAGATGGCGAAACCGTCGGCGCGTTCGCAGAAGGCCAAGTGAAATCGCATGGTCATGAAGGCTCAAGTATCAGCAGCACAAATCTCGGCAATAAATACACCAATACTGCCGGAAACCACGCCCACTCACAGACGATATATAGAGGGAATGACATCAACTGGAATTCATCGTTTGGAGGGCCATACCCTGTCGGA